GCCATTTCCACTTCTTCATCTTCTACCGTTTCATCTACTACAACTTCTTCTTCTGTGCTTTCTGTGCTTTTATAACTATCTCTTAACGGTAAGAACGCTAAATCAGTTTCTAAACCGTTTATTTCTAACAAACTTTTTAATTCATCTATAAAATACGATTGTTTAGGTGATATTTGATAATCCTGCACCAACTTAGATTGTACATCTAATTCATCTGCATTATTGTTAAAACCTGATGATGTATTAATACCAAATAAATTAGGATATGCACCGTGCGCTGTGATTATCTTATTAGCTGATAATTCATTTAAGAAATCCCATTGTGAATGTGCATCAGATACTTCTAATGGTACAATAGTTACTTCAGCATCTTTTGAATCATTGAAACTTAAAATAAATTTACCAGCATTACTAGAACCTGTTAACTTATTCTTAATCATTTTTTCTACCTCATCCTTTTGTTCTGGTGTTAGATTTGCACCATTGTTAAAGTTGATAACGTACCCAAATGATAAACCGCTGGAAATATGATTTATACAGAAATTAGATATTTCTTCTTCCATTTCTGCATATTGCAACCCCTGAACATATGAAGGTAATGCGTAATATGTTTGTCCTTGTTGGTAAGGTACAACAGATTTAACCATTACAGAATCCGATAATTTACCTTGAAATTCTGGTATAAATTGTGGTTTGTATTTATTTGTATTTGCCCAATCTTCGCAATACCACGCACCATTTATATTACCATCAGCATCCATTTTATCCCTTGCAATATTTTCTACAGGTAGATGCATTATCTTGGCTACTTTTTTATCAGTACCTTTTGAACGTAGTATCTGCATAAAGTAATAACCAAAAGTTACTAAATCGTTTAAACATTTCCGTTGTTCACGTTTTGGAAATATCTCTACCAATTCTTCATATACCTCACTTTCATTTTCTTTAGCTACAATACCTTTACCGAACATTAATTCGTTAAACACTTCTAATATTGCACCATTTGTAGCACTACCTATACGTCTATCTATAATGTACTGTATGTAACTATTTTTATGTCCGTTTAATACCCACTTACGCCCTACATATTCCCTTACTTCTGGTCGTACATAACTTGCTAGTTGTATTAACTTTATATCACTATTCTTATCCATTTAAACTGTAATTTTGTGTGCTTTGGTCTGTTGAAAATATTTTACCCCTAAATATAACTTCCTTTAAATTTAAGTCTGTTATTTTAAGTCTATAGGTGCTATTTTTTATTAAACTAACATCTGTATCAAATATAAGAAAACCATCCGACTTTTCAACATTAGAAACGTTATGTGTAACATCTTGCCTTGTATCTTCGTTTGTTATTTCTACAGAAACATCCGTAGTCATAGCAGCATAATAACGTGGCAAAATACCTATACTATGCGTCGCATTATTTTGGTTTAGTACTATCATACATATATATAACAAATAAACACATTTTTTGTTAAAAAAAAAGCACCCAACTAAGGGTGCTAATTATGAAAACTGAACAAAAAAACAATCCTTTTTACGGATTTATATTAGTCGCACTAACTAATGCCTGTAAAGCTGTTACCGTTGTTGCATCTAAAGTAGGTGCTGGTAATACTTCTGTAGCGGTTAGTGTTAAATTGTAGCCATTGAAATCAGCTTTTGCACCACCAGATTGTATATCACCTGTTGCTACTGTACCATCATCAATTCCTACTATCTTATAAGTACCATCTCTGAACTGCACTACTGCAATAGGTCTAGCTTTTACAATCAACGCTAATTCATTAGCAGTTTCTTTATCTTGTTTTTTAAGTGCTAAAGTTAACACTTGCTCATATATAGATGTACCATTGTTTTTATCAGCCGTAAATGTTTCTACTAATGTGTTACCATCAGCTAACAATTCGTATTTAAAAACTTCCGTAACACCTACATCAATAGCCGTAGCTTCTCCTGCTACAATTGTAAACGCATCATCCACGTAGTCTAAGAAATAAGCAGCTTTTAAACCACCTATCGCATCTCTACAAGGTTCTGTACGCCCACTTGTCAATACACATGCCATATTATATAGGTTTTATTCAAAGGGCGCATTACACGCCCTATAGAAAGTTAATAATTATGCTGCTGTTGTAAGCAACCAAACAATGTCCTCAGAATTATAATAACCTACAGCCGCACCGTAAACTATTTTTCCTCTTACTTGACCTGATAATAATCCTACTTCATCCTCATCTACAATAGATAATTCATTGAAATCTGATTGTAAGCCTGTTGCAAAAACAACATTCTTTTTCTCAAAAATACAGATAGTGTTATCTGGTAAACCATTTACTTCTGTAATTGTATATCTACCGAAACCAACTCTTTTTGGGTCTGTAGAACCATCATTAGCAATACCTTTACTTACTAAGTAGAACCAATATGCTTGGAATACATCAGGGCTAACAGCTACTGTTAAATCTTTTCTACGAATTGATGTAGGTACTGCTGCTAAAGCTGCTTTTAAATGTGCTTCTACATTTGCTTCTGTAGTTGCTGCTGCTAAAGCTGTAATTCCGTTACCTGCTTTGATAATAGAACCATCAGCAGTAAATTGTTCGATAAGTCCTGTAAATTCACCAGCAGTTGCTGCTAAACCTGTCCAGATATCAGTATCTACTTTTTCTGCTTGACTTGCTAACACTTCCATAGAAATAGCTTCCATAATGTCACTTGGTGCATTAGGGTTAGATGCAGAAGCACCTTCTAAATCTTCAGACCATGTTTGTCTAAAATCTTCTTTACATACTTGGAAATCATTTTTTAATTTCTCAATAGTTAACACTTTTTCTGAAAGTGTAATAGTTCCATCTGGTGCAAATCCACAAGAATAATCTACAGTACCATCAGCATAAGCGATTTTACGAAGATTCATTTTGAAATTTACATTTTCTGCTACAGTTAAAAGTCCTAGACGCAACGTGTCTGCTTCTTTAAAACTAGCACCAATTATACTACCTGCTACCTTGCCTGTATAATTGCTTGATACATTTGTTGTTGTTGCCATTTTTTATTTATTTTTACGCATTAATTCTAACATTCTACCTTGTCTAGTTAAAGCGATTTCTTTAACTTCCATTTTAGGTTTTAAAGGCTGTGCTTCTGGTTCTTTCGATAACTCAGTTTTTAAATCTTCAACCTCTTTTTCTTTTACCTCTACTTCTTTAGCTAACTTGGTTTCAATCGCTTCAATGCGTTCACCTTGTTTAGTAAATTCAGCAGAAATAACATCTTTAACCGCTTCTAAAAAAGCGTCTTTGTCAAAAGGTTCAGCCGCTACAACTTCCTCTTTTACTTCTTCAACTTGCACCTGTACTTCTTCTGGTGCAGTTTCTTCTACTTTAGGCTCTGCTGTAAACATTGCTCTAATAGCATCTAAAAAATCTGTTTTAGTCATCTCTAATTTATTTATGTTTGTGTTTAAATTTAATGGTTGTAGATTCAGAACAGCATCTATACTAAATCCTTTTACTTCACCATTCTTTACTTTATTCCAAATTTCATCATTATCAACTTTCATCATCGTAACCCATGTACCCTTTTCGTAAGTTTTACCGTATGCATTAGATTTATCGTTGTTTGGGTCATCTACTATCCAACCCTCAACAACTGACATACCATCTAATTTTACATCATGTTCTAATGAACTATTATTGTTTTTCTGATTCTTAAAAAAAGAATGTGCTAATTTTTCAATAGTTTCTTCTGAAAACGTGATATAAAATTCGTGACCATCTACATTTCTATAAATCTTTTTGTTAGGTATCAATGCTGCACCTAGTAGTAAGTGTTTATCTTCATCTACTGTAGAAAATTCTATCTTTTGCGGATGTTCTGATAAAGCCACCCACATATCTTCCATTGCTGGATTTTCAACTACGGATAACGCATACACGCCTTCTGTAGTTTCTTCATTAAAAATTGCTTCGTAAACCTTCATATACATTTATATAACAAATTAATAGTAATTGTGTTAAAAAAGATTAGCCAATTGTTGCTGTGTCAACTATATTTCTATCCATTTCTTGCTGTGTGGTAACATCTGAACCTACAACATATGCTTGTACAGGGTCTTGGTCTTGATTTATAGTTTGCGCTAATTGTGATGTTCCACTATTACCTACTACATTAAATGATGGTGCTCTAACTGCACCACCTGCACC